TAATATCTATGACTCAGTTCCAGAAGCGCCAATAGTTCCAGCAATTGTAGTAGTGCCAGATGCGCCTTATATGGAGCTTGAAGTTTTAGGCAAAACAACAACTCGAGTTAAATTAAATTACACAATAACTGCTTGCGTTGCTTATTTTAGCAACGCCGCATCATTAGATAATTTGGAGCAATTGATTATTAGTATTCTTGGAGCGCTCAACGCTTCCAAGTATGAGTTATCGACAGTCGATAGACCGTCAGTAACAACAGTAGGAACGACCAATTTATTGGTTGCAGACATACGCTTGAGCGTCCGCTACGAGCAAACCGCATAGGAGACCCAAATGCCAACAACAGTAATAACTGGGCGCGATGTAACCTTTACACTCGATAGCGCTGCTTATGATGCCCAGACAACAAGCGCAGTCTTAAGCTGCGAAACAATTATCGAGACCTATCAAACCCTTGATGGGCGCGCTTATAAGTCCGTTGATAAGCAATGGACCTTCACAATTGAACTGCTACAGGATTGGGGAGCGGCAAGCTCTCTATTCGAAGCAATGTGGTCAGATGCTGAATCAGCACCTAACACCACACTTGCAGTTTCATTCACAGCCGTAACTGGCGCAGTATTTGCTTTCAATGTATTGCCAATCTTCCCAGCTGCTGGTGGGGCTGCTCCTGGAGCGCTTACCGACACTTGGACGATGACGGTCGTTGGAACACCAACAGAAACCTTTAGTTAAGAAATCGGAGCATCGGGAGCTATGAAATTATCAATCACAATTGAATATAACTCTGGCGAATCAGCAACTTATATTGCTCAACCGCCAGAATGGGCTAAGTGGGAAAAGGCAACTGGACACACTATTACCAAGGCTCAGGAAAATATAGGAATCTGGGACTTAATGTTCTTGGCCTATAACGCTTATAAGCGCGAGAATGCTGGTAAGCAAGTAAAGAGCTTTGAAATATGGATGGAAACAGTTGCCGACATTAAGACAGGCAACGATGACCCAAAAGCCATCAGCCCGACAGCGTAAGGCGGCTATTAGTAATAGTTGCTCTTAGGACTGGCATCCCGATGCAATATTGGGATGATTGGGACGATGTAGCAACGGCAGTCGAGCTGATAAAGGAGAGGGATAGCAATGGCTGAAGAAGTAGCAGCATTTGATAGGACTGAACTCCGTCAAGTCTATAAAGCCTTTTCCTTGCTAGGCGATGAAGCCAAAGCCGAGGCTCGCCAGACTTCTAACAATCTTGCCACTTATCTTCAGCAACAAATCGCTGCCAAAGCTTCTACTCGCGTTAAAGGGCAACAAGCCATTAACAGAATTGTCAGCGGATCTAAAGTATCTAAGACCAGCACTACTGGCGAAATTAAGTATGGCTTTGCTAGTCAAAGATTTAGCGGTGGGGCTAATACTCAAATGCTTTGGGCTGGCTTTGAATTTGGTTCAAATAAATTTAAGCAATTTCCTGCTTACTCTGGCAGACAAGGACGCGGCTCTCGCGGATGGTTTATTTATCCAACTCTACGCCAAGAGCAGAAGAATATTGTGGCACAATGGACTAGAGCATTTAATAAGATATTAGATAAGTGGGGCATCGGTGGCATCTGATTCAAGAGCCTTAACGCTCAAACTTCTAGCAGATACAGCTGACTTTCAAAAGAAGCTAGCAAATGGATCTAAAGACATTGATTCTATTGGCGAGCGAGCCGCTGAATTTGGCAAGAAAGCAGCCGCCGCTTTTGCTGTTGCTGGCGCAGCTATTGGGGCATTTGCAGTCAGCGCAGTCAAGGCAGCAGCCGAAGATGAGGCAGCTCAACTTAAATTAGCCGAGACTATACGCAGCACAACTAAAGCAACCGATGACCAAATAAAGGGCGTTGAAACATACATAACCAAAACTTCTATCGCTGCTGGTATTACCGATGATCAATTGCGTCCAGCTTTTAGCAGATTAGTCCGCTCGACTAATGATGTTGAAGATGCTCAGAAGTTACTAAATTTAGCACTAGATTTAAGCGCAGCGACAGGTAAGCCGCTTGAATCCGTTACCAATGCGCTAGGCCGAGCTTATGACGGCAATACCACAGCTCTTGGCAAATTAGGTCTAGGCATTGATGCAGCTGATCTTAAATCTCAAGATTTTGATACAACCTTTCAGCAACTAACTAGTACCTTTGGCAACTTTTCTGAAAATCAAGCGCAGAGCACACAGAAGCAAATGGAACGCGTTAAAATTGCCCTTGATGAAGCCAAGGAATCTATTGGTGCAGCTTTGCTTCCAGTCGTCCAAGAATTAACTGCATACTTGCTTGAAAAATTCATTCCAGCTTTAGAAGCATTTATAGCTGGCTTGACTGGTCAGCAAGGTTTAGATCAAGCCTTAACCGATAGCCAAGAGACTGCAATGGAATGGGGTAAGAAGGTAAGAGGTTTTATTGATACAGTTATTGATTTAAAGGATGAATTATTTGCGGTTGCTGGAGTATTAGCAACAGTATTCGTAGTAAGTAAAATAGCAGCTGGAATTCAAGCGACTATAGCTTTAATTACTGGTCTAATTACCGCTTATAATCTTTTGCGTAATAGTGCAGTCGCAGCAGCTATTGCATCTCGATTTGCATTAAATCCTTTAGCTGGATTAGCTACTGGGGCTGCAGTTGTCGGAGCAATTATTGCGGCAGTCAAATTATTTGATAATCAAGCAGCAGCAGCTAACGGGACGGGAAGTAATACAGTCTCATCAGCCAGCCTTCCAGAAGGCTTTACAGCTGGAACGGGCATTACAGGTAGCGCTAGTATAGGTGGCGGCATAATTACTGGCGGTGGATTAACTACAGGCGGTATAGCTTCCGGCAGCAATGCAGCCAAATCAACACCAACCCAAACTTTGATTGAGCAAGTAAGCGAAGCAAATTTTATTAAAAGAACAGCAGGAACAGGATCGTTTGATGTTGCTGGTGTAAGACGCGGAGACGAACGCGGCAATGTTGTAATAAATGTAAATGCGCCATCAGTAATTGATGAAGAAGGATTTAGCCGAGCAGTTGTGTTGGCACTTAATAACTCTACTAATCGCGGAACTACTGGCGCTGGCGATTTTAGGACTTCGGCACAAATTCTATGACCCTTTGGACTCCCGATTGGAAGATTCTGGTCAATGGCAGCGAATTAACCTCGGTTACTTTAAGCAATCTAACTATTACCTCTGGCCGTCAAGATATTAATTCACCTACTCCAGCAGGTTATTGCTCGCTAGAAGTGATAAATACTGATGCAACTAATTATGATTTTACTATTAACACCGCAGTAACTATTGAAGTCAAAGATACGACTGGCGCTTATGTAGCCATTTTTGGCGGTCGGGTTTCAGATTTAAGGCAAATGGTCCGTAGCGCAGGATCTAGCGCAGTAATCACTAGCCTACGAATTACCGCAATTGGAGCATTGGCTAAAACACAAAGAGCAATATTTGATGGCAATTTAGCTGAAGGTTTAGACGGCGCTCAAATTACAGACTTGCTAGATGATTTACTTCTCGCTAGTTGGAATGAATTGCCACCAGCCGAGACTTGGGCAACCTACCAACCTGCTACTGAGATTTGGTCTGATGCTGGAGATGTTGGCCTTGGCGAAATTGATGCTGGCGAATATACGATGGTTAGCCGTCAGATTACCGATAGCATCATTTACCCAATAATTAATCAAATCGCTAGCTCGGCTCTTGGTTATATGTATGAAGATGCCAACGGCAATATTAACTACGCAGATGCCAGCCATCGCCAAGATTATTTACTGGCCAACGGCTACACAGATTTAGACGCTTCCCACGCCATCGCTTCAGGCATTGGCGTAATCCAGCGCCAAGGCGATTTAAGCAATAAAATAATTATGGATTATGGCAACAATTTTAATAGCTCCTATACGGCTGAAGATTTAGACTCTCAAGCCGAATACGGGTTATTTGCCGAGCAATTCAATAGCTATTTGAAAAATGCAGCGGATGTCGAGGATGTAGCAGATCGCCTAATTCAGCTTCGCGCTTGGCCCAGAAATACTTTCCAATCGATTACCTTTGCGCTGCAGTCCCCAGAGATTGATAACGCAGACCGAGATGCCTTGCTCAATATCTTTATGGGTCAGCCAGTCAGAATTACCAACCTGCCCCTTAATATCCTAGGTGGCGAATTTACTGGCTTTATCGAGGGCTGGACCTTCAACGCTTCCGTCTCAGGCCTTTCCGTTACCTTCTTAGCGACCCCAACAGAGTTCTCGGCCTTTGCCCAACAATGGGCTCAAGTCAATGCAGCGGAAAGCTGGAATAGTGTTCTTAATACGCTAGAATGGCAAGACGCGATAGGAGTTATAAGCTAAATGGCTAATACGACCAATTTCAACTGGGAAACGCCAGATGACACAGATTTAGTTAAGGATGGCGCAGCTGCCATTAGAACCCTTGGCTCATCGATAGATACTTCATTCGTTGATCTTAAGGGTGGAACAACTGGACAGGTATTGAGCAAAGCTTCAAATACAGATTTAGATTTTAGTTTTATTACTCCTACCGCTGGTGGTATGACCTTAATTCAAACTTTATCAATTTCAGGCGCATCAACGACAAGTTCATCTATTGCTGGCACATATAAAAACCTATATGTCATTGTAAAAAATGCAGTCGGATCAACTAATACCGATTTCTTTTTAAGATTTAATAGTGATAGCGGCAGCAATTATGTCGCAAACAAGGTTTCAGTTGTAGCAGCAAGCACAGTTGCAGGTAGTGGTAATACAGCAGGAACAACTGAAATTAGATTGTGTGATATTGGAACAGATTCAACCGCTTTAGGCAAATGCACAGGCACATTTACAGTAAATCGTTACGCAGACACAGACCAAACTTTTGTGATTGCTAATTTTTATGCTTTAGAAGGCAGTAGAAAAGCATTTTACATTAATGGTATTTACGACCAAAGCGCAGCAATTACTACTTTAACGCTTGGCGTATTAAGTGGAACAGTCACAGGAACCGCCTACATTTACGGAGTAAGTTAAAATGACAAAACCAGAAATCAGGATTTATACAGGCGATGACCAATTCATTGACCGAGAAATGAACGATGAAGAATATGCCCAATGGGAAATAGACCAAGCAACAGTAACAGCAGAAGCCAAGGCAAAAGCTAAACTTCTTGCTGACAAGGCAGCCCTGCTTGATAGATTGGGAATTACTCAGGATGAGGCAAAGCTTTTACTTTCCTAATGGCCAGACTATGCGCAGCAGGAATTCAACTTCGGGAGCAAATCGATGACGATTATCCTGATCGCGATAGGAAGTCTGATGGCTGGATTGCTGACGCTAGGCATCTTGCAAAGGGCACTTCTGACCACATACCAGACCCTAAGTCAGGAATCGTTAGAGCTTTAGATATTGATGCTGATTTATCAGCTCACAAAGAAGAGGTTTATGCTCTGGTTGAGAAGATTCGCAAATTAGCCAAAAAGGGCGATAAGCGAATTGCTTACATTATTTTTGATGGAAAGATTATGAGTCCGATATTGGGATGGAAACGCAGAACTTATAAAGGCGCTAACCCTCACAAATCGCATTTTCATATTTCATTTACAACTTTGGGAGACAAAGATGGCAGTTATTTCAACCTCGAAGGAGAAGCTAATGAGCGACTTAAAGAAGATGGCAGAGAGCTGGGCCAAGACATTCCTAGCAACGGCACTAGCGACTTATCTAGCAGTCGGCCTAGATGTCGATGCAATTGCCAATGCAGCTCTCGTATCAGTCTTGCCTAGCATCATCAATTGGCTAAACCCTAACTACGAGCGCTACGGCAGAGTCAAGTAATGCCAGCACCTGAGCTTGCAACCTTAGTTGCCTCAGTATTGGGATCTATTGCTCTATTGATTGCTGGCCTTCGCTACATAATCAAATTGGAGAATATTCCAATAGTGTCGCGCCTTGATAAAATGGAGTCTCAGCTAGAATTGGCCCTAGCGAAAGGGGTCAGAAATGGCAACGCGAAAGCGCGTAAGTAAGAAGCCAGTCAAGCGTCCAAAGAGACGCAGGACTACTAAAGAAACCCCATTAACAAAGCTTGATTTCTGGGCTATTGCTGCCAATGAAGTTTATAAAGCTTGTCGCAGAGCAGGAATGGATGAAGGCACTGCCTTGGCCTTTGCTATGGATCGCAGCTCTTATCCCGATTGGATAGTGCCACTCGATGACCCAATGAGAAAAATTGGTTGGGAAGATGGAGAAGAGGACAACTAATCTACTTCCGAGAGGTTGAGCTCTTTGAGGCTCTCAAGTCGCTTTATCCAGACTTGACGCCCTTATCAGCGACCGACCGAGCAGATGGCATAACCCACAATTCCTATATCGAGCTTAAGTGCCGAAGGACTCATTACGATACTTTGATGATTGAGAAGAAGAAGTGGGATTATTTGGCCGATATAAGGGCTAGAACGGGCGCTAAGACCTTTTATATCAATTCAACCCCTCACGGGGTCTATCAGTTCGATTTAGGGGCTATAACCGAGCCTGAATGGGCTTTGAAGCGGTTGCCTATAACTACTGACTTCGGCAATAAAGCCACCAATGAGCGACTTGCTGGCTTTTTAGATATACGACTCGCCGAGCTGCTACTTGTCTAAATAGATGTAGTTGCCTATGGTGTTCCTGTTGGTTCCACAAGGAGCCACATTACACATAGGGAGCCTATATGTCTGAAACACAAGAACCGATGCTATTTCGAATAGAAGAAGTGGCTAGGCTATTAAGCATAAGTAGATCAGGTGTTTATCGTCTTTTTGAAGAAAATGCATTAAAGCCTGTTTATTTGAATCAAAGAACAGTTAGAGTTTCAAAGGCGGAAGTTGATCGATTTGTTAATTCTCTACACATAGAAGCTGGCGCAAATGTTTCCTAATCTATCTGATGAAGCAGTAGTAGGAATAATCATTGGAGTTCCATTTATCGGCCTTTATATCTGGAGTCTAGTTACTTCAGCCAAAGCCAAAGCTTTTAATGAAGGCTATAAGAGAGGTAGGTCAAGTGTCCGATACACAGAAATCGTTAAGTGAATGGCTTGAAGAAGCTGGTGCTACCTTATTCGACCGAGGGATTGAGTATGGAGACCCGAGGCACAATTTTCTACGCATTTACAAAATCGCGAGAGCACTCGGTATTCAGCTCAGAGACCCATCTGAATTGGCACTTATTGCTATTGCAACAAAACTCTCAAGAATGGTGGAAAGTCCAGAGCGCGAGGATTCGTATCTCGATCTCATTGGATACGCCGCTATCTTGGGTCGATGCAGATTTTCTACTCCAGAAGATTGGGACAACATTGAGTCTGACTCGCAATCATAATCAAAATCAATACTGCGATTACTGCAAATATCGCTGGGGAGCAAATAAGAACGGCTGGGATTTAAGAGCTATGACTCCAGCAGTTTGGAAAGTCCAGAGCGAGACACCACTTCGAAAAGCACAGGTCAGGTTCTATTGCCAGCCTTGCGCCGATGAAGCACAGAACTGGCCAGATGGCACATTTTACTCATTAAAAGAACAGTTAGACGATGCGATAAGTAATTTCGCAGGGAGAGAGAAGTTAAATGTCGAATTACCTTGATGATTATGTTTCAGTTCAAGACCGATTGAAGGAGTTTATAAATGCTTATCCAGATTATCGAATCAAGACTCATATCTTGGCGGAGTCGCTTGTGGCTAATTGTGATGTCTATATCATTAAAACTGAGTTATATCGCACTGAAGCTGACGCACATCCTTGGACTACAGGTTTATCCAGTGAGTCTAAATCCAAGCAATATGCACTCGAGCTTGCGGAAACTGGATCGTTGGGACGCGCACTTAACCTCGCTGGATACTTCGCTAAGACTAAACCGAGCCCAAAGAAGGCAATTGAAACGACTAAGCCAGCTCTTGCGGAATTCATAAAAGAGCAGCGCCCGAATGATCCTGAGCCAATTGTTTGGGATGTAAGTGCAATCGCAAATCAATTAGGTGCTGAGATAATCGATGAGATACCGCTTTGCTCTGGTGGCGATGGCCCAATGGTGTTAAAGACTGGCACTAAAGAAGGCAAAGAATATAGGGGCTGGGTATGTCCAACACCTAAATCTGGTCATCCTGCTAAATGGATGCGTATTGGTTCAGATGGGCATTGGGTCTTTCAGAAATGAAGCAAGATGCCCATCCATTTATCTGCTCAAATTGCAAGCTAGTTACTCCGCATATTGAGTTGCATAAATACGATTCAACAGATATTGCTGAAGCACCTGAGGAAGTTTGGCTAGTTGAATGCCAAAGGTGCTTTATGCAAAGAATCATTTATCCAGCAGATCGCGTAACGGCTAAAGAGGACGATATTGTGCGGTGCGACCAATGCGGTAAATGGAAGATGAAGGCAGCAAAATGTCGAATATGCCGATTAGCTGCTGGATTGGAAGAAATATCAGAACGCTATTGGACTGGTAATGAGACAAAAGAAAGACCTTATAATGCCGCTTTATGAATATCGCTGCGATAAATGTGAAGCGACGAAGGATGAATATCAGCCAATTACTTTAAGAAGTGAAGTAATCTGCGATAATTGCAGCGTTCCTATGTGGAGAGTCTGGAGACCCAATCCAATCCACTTCAAAGGCGAAGGCTGGTCAGGGAAGGACAAATGAGCAAACCCCATTCTATTAGATATATCCGTCAGCTGATGGAATGGGGATTCGATAAAGAGTTTATTGCTAAAGATTGTGGTATCAACCTGGAATCGCTTGAAACTAGGTTAAGAAGAGCTAAAGAAAGGGAGCGCAGGAATGGGAATCAAGGAACTGAGTCTGGAACTAGCGGCAGTCAGCCTAATAGCTGATGAGGCTAAGAAGGCCAAGGATAGGCTAAGAGCTGCACTGCAGGCCGAGATGGACGCTATTGGGGCAGATAGAGTAAAAGCTGAATATGGCGATGATGTTATTGCCTATGTAACTACTACTAAGCCTAAATTCAAGTGGGTCATCAAGTCAGATAAGCGATTTGTTGATTGGGTTAAAACTAATATTCCCAGCGAAATAGTTGAATCGGTAAGAGAGTCATCAGTTGATGCGATATTGGATAAGTTCAATTATTTGGACGATATAGTTATTGATCCAAATGGTGAAGTAATTGATTGGTTAGAAGGCAGTCAGTCAGAGCCTTATTTAATGACCAAGTTCCATAGTGATGGCAAAGAAACGCTGAAGAACGCGTTTCAATCAGGCCAGTTAGAGTTTAAGAAGATATGGGAATTGGAATGAAAGATGATATTTATCCAATCTGGAGAGATGTAGATGATCATATGGATATGCCAGATGGTGTGGATATGAAACACCGCTCTGAACAGGACTTATGTTAAATCGACTTGACTTAGGTGCTACACTCTCGCCACAGTGCGGGCGCGCAGCTGGCCCTCTAACGGAGGTTGAGGGGGGCCATTGCCTTCGCTTGATAGCGACAGGCGTTATAGCTGCTTTACTATTGATATTTAATCCAAAGCCAGCAAAAGCAGATATGAATCTTAAGCTTTATGCTTACAATAAAATGGATTGGTCAGAATTCCAATGTTATAACTGGTTAATTCATAAAGAGAGTAGATGGAATCCCAAGGCTCGGAATGGATCTCATTATGGCCTTGGTCAAATGCGTTCTACTTGGTATAGAGACCTTACCCCTCGGCGTCAGATAGATGCTCATATCAAGTATCTGCGTCATAGATATATCGATGCTTGCGATGCACTTCATCACCTTGAGACTCGGGGCTGGCATTGACTAGAAGATATAACTCAACCTATTACCAAAGAACTAGATTGCAGGTATTGCAACGCGATTACAATACCTGCCATTACTGCGGTCAAGAAGCCAATACAGTAGATCACCTGATACCTATCAGCAAGGGTGGAACTGATGAAGCTTCTAATATGGTGGCTTGCTGCACTCAATGCAATAGTTCTAAGCGCGATCGTATGACCCCCACCTTTTTTGAGCGCGCATCCAGAC